CAAAATACGACATGGATATCGTCTTATCGTTGACAACGTCCGAATAGCCGAGTTTTACAAGGTGCGTAAACAGGTCCCCGATATACGGATAGTATAGGGGCTCTTTAACAATCCGCAGGAAAACATTCGGTAATGCTATTTGTATTTTAAGATGCATTAGAAATCCATCTTTGACATTGTTGTATCGTTGCCGTATTCAATCGTCTTTTCGTCAAACTCAATTAGACCGGAACTGTCAGTAACCAGGGCGTATCGTAAAGCGTCCATTGCATGGTCATTGACCTTTAGCGGGACCTCTTTCAATGGATTTTTTGCGTCCCATATGTAGGCATCAAATTCACGTAATGTATAATGGCAAGAGTTAATCACATGAAGCCTTCCGGAACCAATGAGCCCCTTGACTATCATTATGCCGTCAAATACCTTGTTGTCAGACTCATATGCCGGGATACCGTTTCTTTTCAATTCCTCTATCATGTCCGGCCGTGCAGGATCACAGTAGAATATATCAATACCATGCTCCCGCATTTTTGCCCTGCAAAACTCTATCACGTCCGATGAGCTTTGTTTGTGACGGTAGATTTCGTCGATGACATAGTAATTAGCCTCTCGTATTCCGACAACGACAAGAGCAGTCGGATGAGTGAATCCGAAGTCAAGTCCCGCAATAACTCTATGCAGTTTTTTCGGGCCCTCCTGTATTCGCTGCGATAACGGCAATGAATAGATAACTCCCTCAAGAGCCCCCCACTGTCCCATAACCATTCGGCTATAGTATTCTGGATTGCTCTTTTTAAGCTCTTTAAGGTCATTGAGATATGCCTCCGGTAGATACATATTGTCAGCACTTATTGAGTATATTACCTCGCTCCCCTCAATCGGTGAATCGATAAAATACTTGTAAACCCAATTTTCAAATGTGTTCGGATTTGTCGCACCATATAGGCAACATGGCATTCCATCCTGCCGAAGACGAGTTCGGAGCATTTTAAAGATTTCCTCTGAAACGTCAGTCATTTCCTCAATTCCACATGCTCCCAGGTTCAAAGACTTCAGCTTGTTGGCATCGTCAAAGGACCTGAATATTACTTCAGATCCATTCTTGAAAATGAAATGCTGTTCCGTCTTATTATAGCTCTTGACGAGTCCATCGGGGATAATGTTCAGAAATTCACGCAGAGTCGTATCTCTCAATAGCGGATATGTCTGTGCGCCGAGTAATATAAATATACCTGGATACCGTATTGCAAGCAATATCGACTTTAGACATATTGTCCATGTCTTTCCACTACCGACACCGCCGGAGTTTAAAATGTAACGCTTGCTTGAATCAATAAACCTACTCTGATGATCCAGGAGTTTGATCTTTATTTCTTGCATCTTCCAGTATTATCTTAAGTGCTTCATCCTTGTCTCCGGTGAGTTTGACGTGTTCACCGGGCTTTCCATCAAGTCGGTCAAATATATAGGTCA